CACCCCCAGACGCCGAGGGGTGTTCCGCGGAGGGAACACTCCCCCCCGGTGGGGGTGTTCCCCCCAGGGAACAGGGGTGTTCCGATGGCGGGAACACCTCTGTCCCGCATGCGGAACACCCCCCGTATATAGAGCACGCGCGTACCGACTTTCGCCGACAGGCGCCGATTCCCCCTTACCCCCAGAGGGGGAAGAAGCGCGATTTTGAGGATGACGAAAAGGGCATCAGCGCACTGCTCGGTCGCGTCCTTGCCAATGGCGTCAGCGTCGACGTCATCGAACGTGTTTTCCGACCGATCCTCGATCAGCGCCGGCTGAGCACAGCGGACAAGCTCGCGACGCTGACCGAGCTCGGTCGGCGCGCCAACGGCCTGGAGCCTGAAGCGCTCGACCGCGCGGCCCGCGATGTGCTCGAGGCGGACGTGAAGGTCGTCAAGGCCGAGCGTCTCGCAACGGCGATCGCGACGGCGATCAAGGCCGGTGCGCGCATCGTCGTGAAGCCGGGCAGCGCGCAGTGGCACCGCTGGCTCGATCACCTCGATCGCTACGAACCTCAGCTGGCCGCGGTCGCTCGCAGGGCCGGCGTCCTGCAGGTCCGCACCATGTGGCCGACGAAGCCGAAAGAGACGGGAGCAGCGGCATGAGCGCGTTACAGGCATCAGCGCAGGTACAGCTTCGTCAGATCGTCGAGTCGCTCGAGCGACTAGGCGAGGAGAAGAAAGCCTTGTCTGGTGACATCACCGACAAGTTCACTGAAGCCAAGGCAATGGGCTTCGACCCGAAGATCATCCGTTTGGTACTCAAAATCCGGAAGCAGTCAAAAGCGGAGCGCGAGGAGGAGGACGCGATCCTCGCGATCTATCTGCACGCGCTGGGCATGGAAGGTACTCCGCTCGACGACTGGCGGATCGAGCAGGAAGCGAAGGCATCATCAACGCGCGAAAGCCGGCCAGGAGCCTGACATGCGCCATCTGAAGCACCTTGATCTAGGCGTCGACATTCGCCCGGCCCGCGACATTGGTCGGCGCGCGGAGCTCGTCATGCTGCCGATCGAGCGCCTGGTTGTCGACGATCGCTATCAGCGGCCGATCACGCCGGCGGGCAAGCGCAACATCCTGCAGATCCTCGAGTGCTTCGACTGGCGGAAGTTCGCGCCTCTGATCGTTACGCGGGTGGAGGACGGCAAGTACGCGATCATCGACGGCCAGCATCGTGCGACTGCGGCGATGATGCATCCCGACGTCGACATGGTGCCGTGCATGGTGATCGAGGCAAACGACGTCGCTACGGCCGCCAGCTGCTTTGCAGCGATCAACGGCCGCGTGACGGCGATGACGCTCGGTCAGATCTGGTTCGCGCGCTTGGCCAGTGGCGAACAATGGGCGCAGCAGGTGCAGGCTGTGATGGATGCCGCCGGTGTGACTGTGCTGAAGGCCAAGGGGCAAACCGAGGCCTATAAGCCGGGAGAAACGCTTGCGATCGGCTCTATCGAGCAAGCCCTACGCGCCCATCACGCGAAGATTGTCACCGTGGCGTTGGAGGGCATCACCCGCACAAGGGGGGGGAATGCCGGAATGCTGCGCTCGGTCGTCATCAAGGCGATGGTGTCAATCGTCGCTGGACCTCCGTCGCTGGTGCATCGCCGAGACGATCTCCTGTTGGCTATGGAAGACGTTTCGTTGGCGGGCATGGTGGCGACCGCGTCGATCGAGGCAACCAAGAAGCGCGTGAGTCAGCTCGACATCTTCACCGGGATGTTGAGACAGCGGCTGGCCGAGATATTGGCCCAAGGCGCGCGCGAGGCTGCTGAATGAAGCCGCTCCCGCCCAAGGTCTCGGCCGCCCGGCGCGACATCCTGCGCGTTCTGGCGGAGCGCGTGGCGGGCCTCAACGGGATCACCGAGACGCGCCTCGCTGGGCGGAACAGATCCGGCAACGAGGTTCACGCTCGGAAGATGTTTGCGCAGGTAGCGCGCGAGTTTGGCTTCTCCCTTCCGGAGATTGGCCGCGCGCTGGGCGGCCGCGATCACAGCACCATCATCGCAATGCTGCGCAACCCGTTGGAGATCTCGTCGTCGATTGTGGACGAGCTCCGGCTGATCTTCGATCGCGCCAAGGCGCGCGCGATGGTGCATCCCTTCATGGACGGTGCATCGGTTCTGACGACGGAGCTGACGCCGGATCAGATGTGGACGCTGGTAACGGCGGCGGAGTATCGCGGCACGACGCCCAGCGAGCTGCTGTCGTCGATCGTGACGGTGATCATCCGGGATGATCTGATAGCGGCTGTGTTGGATCGGTGATCGATGACGAGCATTCCTCGTGGCCATGGCGCAGTAATGGCTTCGCGTACGGAACCACCCGGCAGCCTGGACTATTTCCCCACGCCGCCCTGGGCGACGCGGGCGCTGTGCGAACACCTCGAGGATCGAGTTGACGAGGAGATGGTGTGCTGGGAACCGGCCTGCGGCGCCGGACACATGGCGGAGGTGTTGGCTGAGCTTCCCTGGCGTGTGTTCTCTTCGGATGTGTTCGACTACGGACACTGCGATGCGATCGGATCGTTTGTCGGCTCTGGGCCGGATGTGATCGTGGATCGCGGCGCTGATTGGATCATCACCAACCCGCCGTTCCGGCTTGCCATCGACTTCGCCCTGAGGGCGATCAACCTGGAGCCCGCCGGCGTGGCTTTGTTGGTGCGTACGGCATGGCTTGAAGGAGGCGATCGGTTTGTCCGGCTATTCGCGCCATTTCCTCCTACCGCGATCCTTCAGTTCGCCGAGCGCGTGCCGATGGTCAAGGGCCGCTGGGACCCTGAGGCATCGACCGCGACATCCTATTGCTGGGTGATTTGGGATGGATCGTTTTGTGGGAGGACGGAATTCGGCTGGGTGCCGCCTGGCACTCGGAAGCGCCTAACGCGACCCGGCGATGTTGCTCGATTTGCAAACAGAGGCTGACACCTGATGTCACTGCACGATGAGTACCAGCCGCCTGAGTTCAACCCATCGGCCTTTGTCGAGCGCATCGAGGAGCTGCAGACGAGCTCGGCGGCGGTGCTGCGGCAGAAAGCGTACGAGTGTCTGATCGAGGCGGGTTACGACGTCGGGCGCCTGGTGTCATCGGCGCGGGATGTGATCAAGGCCAAGCTCGAGCGACGGGCTGAGCGTTCGGCGAAGATCACGGCCAACCTGCGCGACCGCGTGCGGGACGGGCGGATGGAGCTCGACAAGGTCGAGGAAGCGCGCCGGCGGCTCGAGCGCGCACCGAACAACACCAAGGCCCATCGGGAGGTCTTGAAGCGCTTCGAGCGCCGTCCTGCGCCGCCGGCGCCTCTGGCGGCACCGACGAAGGAGCGCGAGCGCAAGCTCGACGAGGCGCCGAAGCAAGAGCTGGCAGAGGCTGACAAAAGCCCTCTCAGCGGGCCGCGGTACCGAGTGCTGTGGCCGGTCGACGCCGTGCGTCCACAGCTGTCAATGGACGCCTACGCCGCCGCTGAGCGGCTGCGCATTGCCTTCGACGTGCGTACCAACCAGCCGAAGACCACAGGCTATGATCGGACCACGGGCGGCGTTCCCGGTTCTCGGCCGCCAATCCGTGACGACCAGCTGCAGGCGTCGATCGAGTTCAAGGCTGTGTGGAATGGTCTCCCGCGAACGCTACAGACGATCGCATCGAATTTCATCCTGCAGGCCTCGCCGCCTGGTCGGGACGCGCCGCTGACGATGCAGGAGTTCGGCAAGATCTACGGCGGCACGAGCGACGCGCGCAGGCAGGTGGGCGTATCGCATGGGGCGATCATCACGACGTGCGCGGTGCTGGCTCGGCTGTTCGGAGAGTACGACCGCGATCGCGCAGGGCAGCGTGATTTGGCGAGTGGCGGTGTTCCGAACGTGAGGAAGTCTCGGCTGACAGAGGCCGAGCGCGTGTTGCTGAAGAACTGGAATTCGCGATGAAGCCGCTTTCGATCGCTGTGACGCCGAATCTGGCAGAGTTCGAGCGGGGTTTGCTTTCGATCTTCGCCGGGATGGACGTCGGTGATGTTGTGACGGTGGAAGCCGCAGACGTTTATTTGAATGAAGCGCTTGTGAAAGGATTGCCCCCTTGGCCGTTCACGGTCGGCGTTGTGTGGGGTGGAGGCTTCTGGATCAGAAGGGACAAATAATGGCGAAGTTCGCAGCCGAGACCGACGTACCTGTTGAGAAGACGCGCTTCGAGCTCGAGCGCCTGCTCGAGCAGTACAAGGCGCAGGCGACCGCCGTGTTCAATTCGCCGCGAGAGGCCGCGATCTGCTTCGAGATCGACGGCCGCCGCGTGATGTTTCGGATGCCGATGCCCGATGCGACGGCGAAGGAGTTCACACACCGCCAGGGCGGCTTCCGTGGCGAGGAGGCGCGCACCCCAGCCGGGGCACGCGCAGCCTACGACAAGGTCATCCGGCGGCGCTGGCGTGCGCTGCTGCTTTCGATCCGCGCCAAACTGGTCAGCGTCGACGAGGGCATCGAGACATTCGAGGAAGCCTTCATGGCACACGTGGTGATGCCGGATGGCATGACAGTGGGGCAGCACGTGAAGCCGCGCATTGCGGCCGCCTACAAGACCGAGAAGATGGTGCCGCTGCTGCCCGGCCCTAAAGGGGCGGGTTGACGCCGCGCCTCGACGAGAACATAATAAGAACATCATGTGTGATGTTCGGAGTATTCAGGCGTGCGCTACTACGGTGGCCGGCGGTCTCTGACACCTGCGGCCTTCAGGGTCGAGACTTGGCATCGCTGGCCGAAGGACGATGACTGGAAGCGGTGCACGCTGGAGCACTATCAATCCCTCGGGATGGGTCTGAAGCCTGGTTGCAAGGCGTGTCAGCATCACGGCGAGATCATTTCACCCATCGAGTTTGCCGAGCGTTTCAACGTGCCGATGGATACCCCGCTACTGGTGATCGAACGGGCGATGCGGTGCACGGCGTGCGGTTGCCCGGCCGGGTATCTTGGCTTGGACAATCCGGCGACGAGCCGAATGACTGGCGGCTACCGGGAAGGTTGGATGAAGTGATGCGACCAAGCGAAATCGCGACCGTCTTGACGTGTCATGCAAATCACCCCATTTTTGCCAAACTCGCGCATCGCGACCAAAATCGAACCCGCCCGGCATTCCGAGGCGGGTTTTTCATTAAAAAATCAGGAGGTTACCATGCAGCGACCGTCGCAGGAGGCTCTGGCGCGCCGGCAAGCCAATGACGACGCTCGCGACCACGATCTTGCGCTCGCTGTTTTGAAGGTGGCGACAGAGAATGCGAGCCGCCGCGCGAAGCCGCTGACGGCACGTCAGCTGGCGAAGGAAGCCGAGACGCTTTGGCAGTGGGTGACGAGCGACGAGTGGCCGAAGCCACGGATCGTCGTTCGGGGCGCCATTTGATAAAATAGAGGCCTAAATCAAATGGCGGGAGCGAAGAAGCGCAGCGGCGGCAAGCGCCGGGGCTCGGGCCGCAAGAAGGGTACGCCGAACAAGATCAGCGCAGATGTGAAAGCGATGGTCCTTGAGGCGCTGAACGACGCCGGTGGGCCTCAGTATCTGCTGCGCTGTTCGAAGACGAACCGCAATGCATTCCTCGCTCTTATCGGCAGGGTGCTGCCGATGACCATTGCTGGTGACGACGAGAATCCGCTGAAGACGATCACCAAGGTCGAGTACCAGATCGTAGACCCGAAGGGATGATGGCCGCTTGGCCGATATCCTGCATGTTCCGGTGGCGCGAGTGTTCGCGCCGCTTCTGGTTCCTTCGCGCTACAAGGGCGCTCACGGAGGCCGAGGCAGCGCCAAGTCGCATTTCTTCGCGGACCAGGTCGTCAGCCGCAGCGTTGGCCGGCAGTTGCGCATCGTCTGCATCCGCGAGGTGCAGAACACGATCAAGGAATCGGTCAAGCAGCTGATCCTGGACAAGATCGAGTATCGCGGCGTCCAGGACATGTTCGAGCCGCTCTCTGACGAGGGCGAGATCCGGTCCCCTCACGGTGGTTTGATTATCTTCCGCGGCATGCAGTCGTTCAACGCGGAGAACATCAAGTCCCTTGAGGGGTTTGACATCGCCTGGGTAGAGGAGGCCCAGACGCTATCCGAGCGCTCGCTGAGGATGCTTCGGCCGACGATCCGCAAGGAAGGCAGCGAGCTGTGGTTCAGCTGGAACCCCAGGCACGACACGGACGCCGTCGACAAGCTGCTGCGCGGGCCGCACAAGCCTGAAGGTGCGATTGTCGTCGAGTCCAATTGGAACAACAACCCGTGGCTTCCGGAGGTCCTTCGCAAGGAGAAGGACGCTGACTACGCGGCTGATTCCGAGATGGCCGAGCACGTCTGGGGTGGCGGCTACGAGATCATCTCGGAAGGTGCGTATTTCGCCCGGCAACTCGCCCAGGCTGAGAAGGAAGGCCGCGTTGGCCATTTCCCATGGGATGGCCGCACGCGCATCCGGACGGCGTGGGACCTGGGCATTGACGACTACACGGCGATCTGGTTCATCGCCGACGATGGTTTCACGGCGACGGTGCTCGACTACTACGAGGTCAGCGGCGACGGTTATGACGACATCATTTCGGTGTGCATGCCGGAGCTGTTCATTCCGCCGCCGAATGAGGAACGCTTTGTCGGCTGGTCGCGAGAGAACGCGTTGAAGCTGCTCAAGCGCGAGCAGCCTTTCAAGTACGCCGGCCACTTTCTGCCGCACGACGTCAAGGTTCGCGAGCAAGGATCAGGCGGCCGTCATCGCTATCAGATCATCCAAGGTCTGGGCGTGAAGGGGATACACAAGGGCGTTGCGGCGAACCCGGAGGAGCGCGTTGCGGCGGTCCGCAAGCTGCTGCCGGTGGTTCGGTTCAACAACACGCCGCGGGTTGCGCGAGGCCTGCAGCGACTGAGGCGCTACTCGCGCAAGATGAACGACCAGCTTGGGACCTATACGGGCGAGCTCCACGACATCAACTCTCATGGTGCGCACGCGTTCGGCGAGTGGGCGATGAACTGCGGGATCGAGCCACCGGCGATCATCGTTCCGAAGAAGCCCAAGCTCGATTTGAACCAGGTCTCGATCGGCAATGGCGGGCAGCAGCCGTCAGCGGCTGTCTTCGAGCCGGTCGAAGACTTGTCGCCCCAGGAAAAGGCCAAGCGGTTCATTGAGGCCGTTAGGCGCCAACGAAAGAAGGCAGGTTGAGCATGGCGAAGTTCAGGAAGAAGCCGGTCGTGATCGAGGCTTTCGAGTTCCGCGCAGGCGAAGAGCGATACGAGGTGGCGCAGGACGTCAACGACGGACGGGTTCGATATACGGAAGAAGGCACCATGCTCATTCAGACGCTCGAGGGCGTCATGGAGGCCAAGCCGGGCGACTGGATCATTCGCGGCGTGAAAGGCGAACTCTATCCCTGCAAGCCGGACATCTTCGAAGCCACATACGAGCCCGCTGATGGCTGATGCACTCGCCAAAGAAGGTCAGATCTCCTCGGAGAGTGCCGCTCGCGAGGACGGGAAGACCGAGGTCGAGCTGTGGCTGCTGAAGATCGAGGCTGCGAAGGAGGAAGAGAAGACGTGGCGCGACAGCGCGAACCGAGCGTCTGACACGTACGAGGCCGGCAGCGGTGAGAAGCACGATATCCAGTCCGCTTTCAACATCTACCACAGCAACGTGGAGGTCCGCGTTCCCGCGCTGTACAACTCGACGCCTGTTTCCGACGTTCGTCGGCGTTATGAGCCGGAGATGCCCGATCCTCCGGAGATGCCGCCGATCGACGAGAATGCGCCGCCAGAGGCTCAGCAGCAAGCCCAGGCGATCATGGGACAGTTCGAGCAGCGCCGGCGTCAGGTCATGCAGCAGGCCCGCCAGTACAAGCGCGTTGCGGACATCACTGAGCGCTGTCTGGCGTACTCGGTGGATCAATACGACTTCAACGGCACGATGGAGTACGTCGTCCGCGATTCCGAGGTGACCGGCCGTGGCGTGCCTCGCATCCGGTACACGCCGATTGTTGAAGGAGAGTCAATCACCGACCAAAGCGTGCGCGCGGAGCTCGTGACGTGGGATCGGTTCATCCGCGGTCCTGGACTGCTGTGGGAGAAGGTCCCGTTCGTTGCGTTCGCCCACGATCTCTCGCGCGATGAGATTCGCCTGCTGATGCGGGGAGAGAACGACGCTGACAAGCGGCTGGAGGATCTCGGGTTTGGCGGTCTGAGCAGTGAAGGAACAGATTCGGAGAGCGAGAACGACCGGCGGTCGAAGGCGAAGGGCGTCTTGAAGACCATCCCGGGTTATGAGATCTGGTCACGCGGTGAGAAGCGCGAGGTGCTCTTCATCACGCCGCACGACAAGGAGCGTCCGCTGCTTGTCGTGGATGATCCGCTTGGTCTGGCGAACTTCTTCCCGGTACCGAAGCCGCTACAGGCGGTATGGCGCCTCCGGAGCCTGACGCCCGTCTGCCCTTACGACATCTACCGCACCCAGATCGAGGAGATGGATGACCTGACGCGCCGGATTCGCGCGCTGGTGAAGGAGCTCAAGGTCCGCGGCCTTTACGATCCGAAGTACGCGCCCGACTTCGAGGCGCTCAAGGATTGCGAGGACGGCGAGTACATCCCGGCTGGAACGAGCGAGGAGTTCGTCAAAGGCGCCAACCACGGCCTGGCTGATGCCGTGCACCACTGGCCACTTGAGACGATCCTGACGGTACTACAGGGGCTGTATGAGGCCCGCGAGAGCGTCAAGAAGACGATCTACGAGATCATGGGCGTGTCGGACATTCTGCGCGGCACGGTGGACCCGCGCGAGAAGCTCGGGCAGAGCGAGATCAAGGCGCAAGCGGGCAGCCAGCGTTTGAAGCGCGGGCAGGACCGTGTTGCGGCGGTCGCGCGCGAGATCTACCGCATGAAGGCCGAGATCATGCACCGGCTGTTCACGGCCGAGCAGCTGAGCCTGATGAGCGGCTTGGAGGTCGGCCCGGAAGAGATGCGCATCATGCGGACGCAGATGCGGTCCTACTCGATCGACATCGAGACGGATTCGACGGTGCGCGCCGATGTAGGCCGCCGGCAGGAAGAGCTGAACATGTTCCTGCAGGGGACGGCTCAGATCGTCCAGGCAGCCGCGGCGATGGCGCCGGTGATGCCGTTCGCGGTTGCCGCGCTGCTCGAGGTCTTCATCTCGTTTGCCCGCCAGTTCAACCTCGGCAAGGCCGGGGAGGACGCGCTCGACAAGCTGGGCGAGGCTGCCAAGCAACCGCCGGCACCTCAGGACGATGGCAGCGAGGCGGCTGCAGCTGCCGAGGCAGCGAAGCAGGACGAGCGCGAATGGGCGCTCGCGCTCGAGGATCGCAAGGACCAACGCGAAGCGCAACGTCATGAGCGCGAGATCGCGTCGTACGAGCAGAAGGCGCGCTGGGACTTCCAGATGCAGGATCTCACGTTCGCCATCAAGCAGATAGACCTGCGGCGTTCCGAGATCGAGCTGCAGAAGGCTGGCATCGGCCTCGCCGGACAGGAACAGAAGGTTGCTGCCGACGCGGATGCGCGGGAAGAGGACCGCATCGATCGCGCCGTGGCGCGCGAGCAGGACGTTACCGATCGCGACGATGCGCGCGAAGCAGCGCACGAGGACCGCGAGCTCGATCGGCAGGACCGCGTTGAGACGATGGCCGACAAGCGCGAGCTCGCCGGCATTGCGGCCCAGGCAGCCAAGCAGAAGGCGAGCCAGCGCCCCAGCAACGGCAAGGCAACGCGGTGAAGCTATCGCGTGAGGGACGCCGTGCGGCGAAGCTCGAGCTGCAGACAGCGTTGCGCGAGCTGAAGGCAGCGCAGCAGCGGCTGGCAGAGGCTGAGTTCAAACTCAGGAAGGTGACGAATGACGCGCTACGTCTGGCGTGACGGGAAGTTCCGCGACCCGAAGACGGGGAAGCCGATGCCGATGCCGAAGCGCAAGGGCATCTGCAAGCCGATGTACGTGATCAAGGACATGGAACCGTACCAGTCGGTTGTTGAAAACGGCGCGGTGATCGGCGGCCGGTCTCAGCGTCGCGAGGAAATCAAGCGCCTCGCGGACCGCGGCCTGGCGCCATGGGAGCCGATCAACAACCGCCCGCGCGGTCTCATCAACGAAGAGTTCTGCCGCAAGCGCGGCCTCAAGACGGATGAGGCCACGAAGGAGTGGGCGAAGAACAAGCTCGACAGCCAGGCCAAGAAGGCCGCAGCGATCAAGGCACCTGCATGACAATCGAAACCGCTGAGACGACCCAGTCCGCGAGCTCGAGCTCGACGGAGACGACACAGGCTGCCGCCACGCCGGCGAAGGCCGACTTGTCGGCGGCATCGACTGAAACAGAGGACGAGCTGCTGTCGCGCGTCTATGACGAGGCGTCCGAGGAGGACGAATCCGCCGCCGGCGACGACGATGCTCAGAAGGTGGCAAAGGCCGATGGTGGCGGCGCGCCGGAGCGCGACGCGAGCGGCAAATTCGTCTCGAAGAACCCGGAGTTGAAGGCCGACAAGGAGGCAGCACCTGACAAGGTCGTTGCCAAGGAGCCGGCCGACAAGAAGGCGGCGTCAACCGAGAAGGCTCCCGCGGATACGAAGGCCGATCAGTCCAAGGTGGACTATTCCGGCCATCAGCGCGGCTGGTCGGAGGAAGACAAGGCCGAGTTCGCCAAGCTATCGCCCGAAGCGCAGAAGTTCGTCGTTGCGCGTCAGTCGGCCCAGCTCGGCGCGTTGACGAAGGCGCAACAGGACCTCGCCGACCTGCGCAAGTCGGCCGATCCGCTTGTGACTTTGGTGAATGAGCATGCTGAGTATTTCGATGAGCTCTCGGCCGCGTTCAAGTCGACGCCTGCCGACATCATCAAGGGTATTTTGAGTACAGAGCAGGCGCTGCGTCACGGCACCTTCAAACAGAAGCAGGCCGTTCTGATGGGGATGGCTCGTGACTACGGCGTTCCTCTGCAACTGATGGAGCCTGATGACCAGGCGGATCCCTCGCTTCCGACGAGCGAGCATCATCCGATGGTGCACGATCTCCAGCAACAGAATGCACGCCTGCAGGCGCGCCTCGATGCAATCGAGCGCAACACGCAAACGACGGCAAGTGCCAACCTCGAACGGTCTGTCGCGGAATTCGCGGCCACCGTCGACGAGGGTGGGCAGCCGAAGTACCCGCATTTCGAGATCGTTCGAGCTTCGATGGGTCAGATCCTTGCCGATGGCAAAGCATCCACCCTGCCGGAGGCGTACGAGCTCGCAGTCAAGCCGTTGATCGAAGCTGCGAAGCGCGAAGCGACCGCCAGTCGTCAGGCTGAAGAAGCCAGGACGGCCGCGGAGAAGGCGAAGCGCGCCGGCGCGGTGAACGTCAGCACCGCGGCCAAGGCGGTTCAGCGTTTCGCGAGCGAGGATGACATGCTCGCGGACGTATTCGACCGCGCATCGGCCGCCTGATCCCCCTCATAGGAGACTAAAGTCATGGCAGGTCCAAGTGCCGTGTTCACCCAGATGATCACGGCTCAGCATCGTTTCCAGGGCAAGACGATCACCGATCAGGTGATCGAACACAACGCCCTCTGGCGTTTGATGAAAGAGCGCGGCCACATTCGCCGAGAAGTGGATGGCGGCACCGAGATCACTTACCCGATCGCGTACGCTCACAACCAGACGATCATGAACTACACCGACTTCCAGCGCCTCAACCTGAGCCAGAACGACTTCCTGAGCGCCGTGAAGTACGACTGGCGCCAGAAAGCGGCTTATGTGGTGGCTTCCGGCAAGGAGCTCCGCATCAACCGCGGCAAGGGCGCCATGATCAAGCTGGTCAAGGCGAAGAAGGACAACCTGGTTTCGGGCATCGCAAACGCGATGGCGACCGAGGTCTATGGGGATGGTTCGGTTGACGGCTCCATCGGAGGCCTGGACGCGCTCATCACCGAAAGCGGGGAAGGTACTCGCGGAGGCATCCAGGGGACGGCGAGCGTCAATCCGTGGTGGCGCAACAAGGTCCAGGTCGAGGACAATTCGGGCTATTGGGGCACGCCGGACAACGTCAAGCGCTCTCTCAACAAGCTGCACATCAAGTGCACGATCGGCGCCGAGAAACCGGACCTCTACACGCTGACCAACGACCTCTACGAGGTCTACCAAGCGTCACTTCAGGCGCAGCAGCGTTTCATGAGCGTCAAGAAGGCCGAGCTCGGCTTCGAGACGCTGGCGATGACGGATGGTGTGCCGGTTATTCACGACCTCAACGCCAACGGTGGGTTCACCGGCGAGACCGGGTACGCGACCAACTCGAAGTACCTCTACATGATCGAGCACGAAGATGCTCATTGGGGTGCTGAAAACGAGCGGGTGCCGGTCGATCAGGACGGCATCGCCATCCCGTACTTCTGGATGGGCCAGATGGTTTGCACGAGCCTTCGGCATCAGGGCCGGTTCGTCGCTGCGTAAGCGACACTGACAGACAGAGGCTGAGACAGGGGGCGCTTCGGCGCCCCTTCGCATATCCCCATCCATCGGAGAAACCCAATGTACTACAGCAAGAATCACCTCGGTGCGAACACCACGCACCGCACGACCTACAAGGAACATGCGCTGGGCGTCACCGAATTCGCGAACGCCAACCAGCTGATTGGCTACGGCCAGGCCGCGGGGTCCATTTCGGCTGGGCCTTGCGAGTTCGATCCCAACAGCGGCGTCATTTCATCGGGTGCGGGTTGGTACGCTGATGCTGCCTTCGCCTCTGGAGAGTACGGCTGGGTCCGCCAGTCGGCAGAGGACGAGGTTGTCATCCCGTTCTACGCACTCTCGGCCAACGGTGGCGATGCCGCGACGGCCACGATCGTGGCGCCGTTCAACTTCCGCATAAAGCGGATCGACACCGTGCTGTTGGGCGGCGCGCTCGCCAGCGGCAACTTCGTGCTGACAACGAAGATCGCCGGCGTCGACGTCACCGACGGTGTTGTGACCGTCACGCAGGCCGGTTCTGCCGCAGGCGACAAGGACAGTGCAACGCCGACGGCCGCCAACACCGGCGATCAGGGCGCCACGATCACGCTGGTCGGCAGTGGTTCTTCGACCGGCAGCCGAACCATCAACGGCTTCGTGACGCTGCAGCGCGTCTGATCTGGAGCCCATGCAGCGGGGTGACGGGCGTTCCCGTCACCCATTACCCTTCGAGGAATTCATGAGCTCCGACATCCAGATCAAGAACGACATCGCGATCAAGATCCACGGCTTCGAGACGCATTACCGCCGCTCATCATCGACTGGCGAACTCGAAGAGTTCGATGTGATCACGTACTCGCCGCAGGGCGACAGCAAGACGGTCATCATCCGCGAAGTCCGCAAGATGATGAAGGTCCGGCCGCTCGAGGAGTGCGGCGACAATATCGCGTCGCTGATTGCTCTCAAGCTCTGGCAGCGCGTCCAGCCGGACTACGATCATTGGAAGAAGAACAATGCCATGCCCGAGAGCGGCACGCCGCTGGGCGCTTGGCCCGCTGTGACGCCGGCCCAGGCGGCAGTTCTGAAGCAGTCAGGCCTGACCTCGATCGAGGAGGTGGCCAACGCCTCGGACATCGTCATCATGAAGACCGGGCTTGCCAACGCCCTCGCTCTTCGGGATCTGGCGAAGAAGTTCCTCGCCGCCGAGACGACCGCCGGCGACGCTGCTCGGATGGCCAAGCTCGAACAGGACAATGCGGAGCTCAAAGAGCAGTTGAAGGAGATGATGGCGCTGATGCAGGAGATGACCCGTCCTGAGCCTGCGTCGACGGAAGACACGCCGGCGCCTGCGGCGACGGGTAGCCGGAGAAGCGCTGGCAGAGCAGCTGCCTGATGCCGCTCTACCTGGACACCGAGTTCAACGGCTTTAAGGGCGAGTTGATTTCGCTCGCCCTGGCGTCAACCGACGGCGATCACTTCTACGCGGTCCTTCCGCCGCCGCGCGACGTCCACCCGTGGGTGGCAGAGCACGTACTGCCAATCTTGGCGAGCGATCCGGTTGACCACGACGCGTTTCAGGGCGCGCTCTGGGCCTATCTCCAACGCCACCAGGGAGAGACGATTTATGCGGACTGGCCGGAGGACTTCGCGCACCTCATGCAGTCGCTGTGCCTGCCAGGAGGCATTGCGCCGAGGCTGGAGCTGCAAATGAGACTTATACAGTCCGGCCCGCTTTCGCCTGCCAATCCTCATAACGCTCTGTCTGACGCGCTAGCGCTGATGGAGTGGCACGTCGATCGGCTTTGTGAGGTCGTCGTATGATCCGCTCGACGATCCTCGAGTTGGTGATTGACGTCGCCGACCAACTCGGCCTGCAGCGCCCGTTGACGCTCTTCGGAGCGTACAACGAGGGCGACGTCAGCGATAGGAAGCTGCTGCGCGCGCTGACGCAGACCTGTCGGCATCTCGCCGCCGACTTCGATTGGCAGGTCCTGCAGGAGCGGCATTCGTTCACGACGATCGCAGCCGAGATACAGACGGCTGGATTGCCGGCCGACTTCGATCGCGCGGTGCTCGATACGGCGTGGGACGAGACGTTGCGCCGGCGCCTGTGCGGCCCTCTGAATGCTCAGGAGTGGGCTGAGGCGAAGTCTGGCACGATCGGCCGGATCGAGCCTGCGTTCGCGATCATGGGCGACACGTACCGGTTGTCGCCGACGCCACTGGCGGGCAGCACGATCGCCTTCACGTATATCCGCAAAGCGATCGGCAAGAACGACGACGGCGATCTGCTCGCGCGCTTTGCGGCTGACACTGATACGACGCTCTGGGATGACGAGTTGATCACCCTCGGCATGGTGATGAACCACCTGAAGAACGACCATGAGGCCTACGCGTCCGAGCAGCTCGACTTCGAGAAGATGAAGGCGGACTGGATCAAGCGCGATGGTGGCGGCCGCGTGCTGCGCATGGGCGGGGCGGCAAAGAGTTCAGACGACATGGTGCGGCGGATGAAGTCCGCGGCGCTGATCGTTCCGGAGAGCTGACGGTGGCGATCGTCCGTCCGCCGGCGCACGCTGCCAAGAGTGCAGTCCGCGATCGGGAGCGCTCGGCGCCGATCAAAGGGCTCAACTCGGCCGATTTGATCACCGATATCGGCGATGGTTACGCCCAGGTCGCCGATAACTGGATCTGTCGGGCCGACGGCTTGCATGTCCGGAAGGGTTACACGGTCGCGCAGACGCTCGGATCCCCAATCACCTCGCTGAACTGGTATCCGGGCAGCGTGGTGGCCCGGACGGACGGCGACTGGATGGGCGACGTTGTCGCGAACGCCGGCGGCCGCTTCCTTGTCATCGGGCGGAACGGTGCCGCGCCGCTCAAGTACGACGGATCGAGTTTCACGACGGCCGTGATCACAGGCGTCGACAGCACGAAGCTCTCGATGTTCCGCTGGCACGTCCGCCGACTGTGGGCGATCGAGCACGGGACGCTCAATCTCTGGTATCTGGACGCGGATGCGATCGGCGGTCCAGCGAGGCTTCTGCCGCTGCAGGCGTTGGCGCGCCGTGGTGGCGAGCTCGTCTCGATCGCGTCGATGAAGATGGACGGCGGCGACGGCCCGGAAGACCGGCTGGCGATCATCACCAGCGAGGGCGAGCTGATCATCTTCTCCGGCTCCAATCCGAACGATAGTGCGACATGGTCTCTGGTCGGCGTGTACACTGTGCCGCCGCCGGTCGGGAAGCGGTGCTTTGCCCCTTACGGCACCGGCGTGACGCTGCTGACCGTCAAGGGCCTGCTGTCGGTTCCGCAGGTGTTGTCATCTGCTGCCAGCGGCAAGCCACTCATCGCGCTGTCGCGCAACATCACGCCGACGCTGGAGCCTCTGTCACCCTCTGCCGTGATCGACAGCGAGCACGCGGAAGTGACGATCGTGCACGCCGGATCGGTCCAGTACGTCAGGGACGCCGAGACCAAGGGCTGGACGAGGTGGACCGGCCTCAACGCCTCGCACTGGCTCGATACCCCTGAGGGTCTGTTCTTTGTGAGCGGCAACCAGGTGCGCCAGTACGATGGCGGGATAGACGGCGAGCAGGCGGTGAAGACGGTTGTCATCGATGGCGCCGATCGGTTCGGGGTGAGCGGTAAGAAGACGTTCCGCAGGATCAAGCCGATCTACAAGATCGCGCAGCCGTACCGCGCGCGCATCGAGTTCCTGCCGGACTATCGTGACGTCCCTGCTTCCTGGGAGGCGGCGTCGATCAACTCGAAATACTGGTTCTGGGAAGACATCACCTGGCCGTCGCAGCCGATGCAGTGGGAGCGCCCTGTTTCGGCGCGGCTTGGCCAATGGCGCGGTGCTGCGGGGCGCGGTGACGTGGCGGCCATGATGATGGGTGCTCAGTTCAGCGAGGTAGAGGGCGTATTCATGGGCTACATCGCAGCTTTTGAGGTCACGGGAAGCAGGTCATGACGGGCAAGCCGCGCAAAGTCCCCAAGATCGTGTTCGATGGCGCCGAGGTGGCGACGAAGGACAAGCCGAAGTGGCTGATCATCGATGACGTGCTGTACGGCGCGGACGCCGAGATGGCCGAATGGATCAACCGTCGGATAGGCGGCGCGCTCGTCGAGGTACCATTCGTCGCGCTGGGTGCGCTCGACAGCAACAACAAGGTTGTCGCCGGCGCGTACTTCTTCAGCCACGATGATCATCGCAAGGGTCTGGACGACGTGTCGGACCTCTACATGGCCGCGGCGACGGACGGCAGCACGGCGCTCAGCCCGACTGCGGTGCGCCGATTGCTCGAGTATCCTTTTGGCGACTTGAAGGTGCGCCGGCTCTCGGCCGAGATCGACATGAGTAACGGGCACGCCATCCAGCAGGCTGAAAAGCTCGGTTTCAAGCTCGAGGGCCGTAAGCGGAAGAAGGGCAAGGGCGGTGGCGATGTGGGCATTTTCGGGCTGCTGCCTGAGGAGTGCCCATTCTGGACGCTGGAGAGTCCGGCATGAAGGCGCCCAGCCCTCCGGAGACGCCGAACCCGTACGCTGTCGCCTCTGCTCAGCAGATGGCGAACATCGAGACGGCGATTGCGAACAGCTACCTCGCCAATGCCGACGAGGTGCGTCCGGACGGCACCGTCACCTATGAGGTCGTCGGCACGGCCGAGGTCAACACCTATCAGTACGACGACGCCGGCGCGCTGATCGGTACTACCCCACGCGAGATCCCGCGCTTCCGAAAGACGGTTAGTCTCTCGACCGAAGGCCAGACGCAGTTCGCGCAGCAGCAGCAGATTGCGATCGCCATGAACCAGGCGGCGCTAGCGCAGGCGCAAGCGCTGGGCGAGCGCTGGCAGGAGGCCTTCTCGCTCGACGAGCTGCCGGAGCATGGGACGGCGCCGACGCTGCCGACGTTGAGCGACACCGCACCGACGCCTGGTGCGATCGTCGCGTCGATCGGTGACGCCGATCTGGTTGCGCACCTCGAGGAGATCCGTGACGCGATCGACGCGCGCCTTCAGTACCAGATCGAGATCGACCGCGACGCCCGGATCGTGAAGCTGGCCAACATGGGGATATTCCCCGGCGCTGAGGCCTACACGCGCGAGATGCTGGCGTTCGATCGCCAGTCGAACGACGCGCGGACGCAGGCCTATCTGGCAGCCCAGCAGGAGCAGAACCGGATCATCACGCTCGAAGAGAAGATCGGGAACTTCGCGAACGCGGCGCAGGAGCAGGCCTTCCGGCAGGGGATCGTCGTCGTCGAGTTCGTCAACAACGTGCGCACGAAGGTCTTCCAGATCCAGCGCGAGCTCGGCGTGTTCGTCGAAACGCTGCGGGAGCGCGCGTTGCAGGAGTTCCTGGCGGAGCGCAACCAAGTGATCAACGAGATCTCGGCGCTGATGAGCGGCGGGCAGGTGCAGGTCCCGCAGTTCCAGCCGTTCCGGGCGGGGCACATCTCGGACACGCCGGTCGGCGAGTATGTCTACCGTTCGGCGGCGATGGACATGCAGAAATGGCAGGCCCGAGTCGAGCAGCAGCAGCAGATGACGGCTGGCCTGATCTCGCTTGGCGGCAGTCTGCTGATGGCGCCGATGACCGGCGGCGGGAGCCTGATGGGCGCCGCCGGCGGCAAGATGTTCGGAATGTAGCCGATGATTCCTTACGACGGCCGAACGGCCGCTGTTCGGTACAACAATCCGGGTGCGCAGTACCCGAGCGAGCGCGCGAAGCGCTTCGGCATGACCGGCTTCGGCCTCATTGGTGGTGGTCACAAGATTGCGCACTTCCCGAGCGAAGCGCATGGCGCGGCCGCCAACATGGACAACTTCAGCCGCAGCTATCGCGGCCTGACGCTCGCCGACGCGGTTCGAAAGTGGCGTGGCGGCAATGGATCGCTGGCCGTGCCGGCCGGCTTCGATCCGTCGATGCGGGTCGACGACAGCTTTCTTGGCGACCGCGATCGAATGACGCGCTTCTTCGGCGGAATGAGCCAGCACGAAGGGCGAGGGGCTGCCGGCCCTGTGAAGCCTGACACCTGGGGTCAGGGTTTCGATTGGTACCGGGCAGGCGGTGCACCGGCAGGGGCAGCAATCCCGGCTTCGACAGGAGGTCAGACGATGCAGCAGCCCTTGGGCATGCTCCGGCCGGCGATCAAACCGGCGGCGCCGGCGGCGGCTCCGGCCGGTGATCCAAATGCGCTGGGGGCGATCAGCCCGGAGCACATGAAGACGCTGGCGAGCATGGGACTGCTCGGTAGTCGTAATCGCCAAGCTCCGCGCAACGTCGGCGAGGCTCTGTCTCAACTCGGTGACAAGATCTACGACACGGCGACGCGATCCCATGTGCTCGGAGAGCTTCGCAAGGGGACGGCAGCCGAGAATGCGGCCTGGAGCGCCTACGGTGGCGCGAGTGCTTCGCCGGCTCCTGGCGTCGCCCCTGAGGCGCAAACGGCCGCTCCCGCCGCGCCTGCGGCGCCTGGCGGCATGATCACGGCCGGCCGCTCGTTCGGGACCAACCCGAGCCCGACGCAAGCGCTGGATACCAACCGTCCCATGATCGCCGGCGGCATGGTTGCACCGGGTGCAGGGTTTGACGGCCCGCAGGTGCGTTCTGAGGCCATGGCACCGCCACCGGTCCCGACCGGCATGATCGGGGGTGGCGAGCGGTTGGCTGCGACGCCCGCCGGTGCCCCGGCCGATCCTCGCGCGTCCTGGCTGGACGCGCAGGAGGCTCGCGCTCAGCGCGGCCTGGCGCATCCCGCTACGCGCGATTCAGCGCTGCGCGAGCTCGAGCAGATCCGCGGACAGCGTTACAAACTGATGGATCCGATGGCCGATCTGCAGCGTCGCGGCGTTGAGCTCGACATCGCGACGAAGCAGCGCGAGCTCGACGCACCGAAGACGCAGGTCAAGACGGTGAAGGAGGACGAGCGGGTCATGAGTTACGACCCGCGCACCGGCCGGACCGAGTGGATTACTCCACCCGAAGGCGCCGGGGGTGGCGGCCAGAAGCACTTCCGCGAAGCGATGGGCAAGAAGCAGGCCGAGATTATCCAGGGGTACATCGAGGACGGCGACAAGAGCACGACGGCGAACGCCGATCTCGAGCGGATGCGCGAGCTCAGTCAGGTTGTCGGCACGGGCGCATGGGAAGGCTGGAAGCCGACGATCGGGCCGTGGGCGGAAAGCCTCGGCGTCTCGGTCAGGGGACTCGGTGAGGCCCAGGCATTCCAGGCGATTGCGAACAAGTTGGCGCCGAACATGCGTCCAAGCGGCTCCGGTTCGACGTCCGACAAGGACATGTCCATCTTCATGGCGTCGCTGCCGCAGTTGTCGAACACGCCGGAAGGCAGATTGCAGATTCTCGACCAGTTCCAGGCGCTGCACGACTATCGCGTTCAACGAGCAGCGATCGCCAACGATGTCGCGAACGGGCTGGTCTCGAGGCAGGAAGGAACGGAGCGCATCAAGGCGCTACCGGACCCGTTTGCTCAGTTCAAGGCTCGCGAAGCGGCGCGCCGGAAGGATGCGGTACCGACTGTGCCACAGGCGCCATCGACCAAAAGCGCACCGGCTGTCGCGACGCCTTCGCCGGCATCAGTTGGCAGTGGCCCGCCTGCTGCTGCGATCGGGTACCTCAAGGCCAATTCCAGAGATCCGGCGATCGTTCAGCAGTTCGAAACGAAGTACGGCGCCGGCGCCGCGAAGCGGTACCTGCAGCAGGACGAACGCCGCAAGCGCTGGTCGCAGCGCGGCTCTGCTTACGGGTTCTGATCCATGGCCAACGTCTTCGATCAGTTCGATGCGCAGTCGAACACCGCGTCGGCACCGAGCGGGAATGTGTTCGACCAGTTTGATATCAACGACCCACGCATGACGGTTGAAACACCGGGCAAGCTGGAGAGCTTCTTTCGCGGCGCTGGCACTGGCGCGACGTTCGGTTTCGACGACGAGATCGGCCTTCAGGACAAGACCAAGCGGGAGGCTGCTCGCAAGGCCAATCCGTGGACCTTCTTCGCCGGCGAGATGGCCGGCGGGCTTGTTCCAATGGCGGGAGCCGCTGCTGCTGCGCCTCTAGCGGTTCCCGCTGCCGGCGGCGTGCTCACGGCACGCGGTGCCAACCTCGTGCGCGGTGCGATCAACCTGCTCAACCCTGCGCAGGCGACCACTGCCGTGGGCGCGGTAGGACAGGCGGTCAAGACCGGCATGACGTACGGCGCTCTATCGGGCGCAGGCAACACGGACACGGAGAACACGAAGAGCACCGGCGAGGCGTTGCTCGAGCGTGCCAAGGGCGCTGGGTCCGGGGCGGTGGTGTCTGGCATGGTTGCTGGTCCGATGGGTCTCATCGGGCATGGCGTAAGCCGAGTCGCCCAGCACATCGGCGGTGCTCGAGCAGCGGCGCGTCTTGAGACCGACGATGCGCGACAGGGCGCTCTGCTTGCAATGGCGCGCGGCTTCGAGCGTGACCGGATCTCGCCGGATGATCTCATCGGGCAGGTGCGCAACGAGTTCATGGGAGGGAGAGCTCGGCCGCGCAACTTCGGTCGCCCAGGTGCGCGCCAAACCTGGACCGACGACATGATCGAGGAGGCTGTGCGCCTCAGCGATTCCGGCTACACGCCGGCGCAGATTGCGGGCCGGCTGAATGGGCCTGGTGAGAGTGCAGTCCGCACGGCGCTTCGCGATGCACGCACCGGAGCTCGCGGACCGCTCAACATCACCGATCGCGCCGGGATGGTCCGCACAGGATCGGGCGACAACACGCAGATGACCTTACGGGCGGCGGCGGCAACGCCTGGTGAGGCACGAGGCATCGCTCGCGAGGCGCTCCTGGAACGCCAAGTGGGCGCTCACAGCCGTTTGGGCGAGGCCTTCGATCGACTGATCGGCACCAGCGACTACGAGGGAGCGGCTGCTCGTCACACCGACGCGCTGCAGGACGCAGCAAACAACGCCTACGGCTTCGCATATCGCCATGAGATGCCCTTCGATCTGCAGCCGATCTTCGATCGCTGGACGCGTCGACTGGACGGCCGGAGAGGGCCGGTGCCGGAAGAGTCGATGAGGGGCGTGAATTCGATGCTCCGCTCGCGGCCGGTACGCAATCAGGTCACGGGTGCGACGGTTGCTAACGAGCTCGTACCTCCGCGTAGCCTGCAGGAGTTCATCGACGCCCGGCAGAATCTGACGGCGGCGATAGACAAGGCGCAACGCGAGTATGGGCGCAACAGCGCTGTGACGAGATCCCTCGTGCAACTCAGGGAAGAGTTGTCGACCGAGGTTCGGTCAACGAATCCGCTGTGGGGTATCGCCGACGACATTTGGGCGGATGGCATGGCTGCTCAGAACGCGCTCGAGGCGGGCGCGCGCATGTCGACGCGGTTGAATGCGCGGACGAGGGAAGGCCTTGACGAATGGCAGGCCGCAGCCAGAGCAATGCGCGAAGCCCGACAGGCCGGTGATCCTGCGCGTGTCGCCGGCGCGGAAGCGCGGATGGAGCTCTTCCGGGTCGGCTTGGTGCGCGCTCTCAACGATCAGCTAGCCAATCAGGGCGTGACGAACGACTTGACGCGCACTCTTCGGTTGCCGGCGGCGCAGCAGATGCTGACGGAAGTTCTAGGCCCACGCCGGACGGCCGAACTTCTGCGGGTCATCGACGCCGAGCACGCCATGCTCCGCACCTACGGCTCTCAGTTTGGTTCGCAGACGACACCGCTGAAGGCCGCGATGGAGGATCTCGATTGGGCGCCGCGGATGAGCAGTGCGGTCGACATGCTGAACCCGAAGAAGGTGCTCGAATACGCGGGCGAGCAGATTTCCCGACGCTACAACGCTGACCGCAACGCGCGGATGATGCCGATGCTGACCGAGGAGGATCCACTTCGGCAACTGCAGATCCTGCGGGCGCTCAGCGGTGTGACGCAGGCCCGCAGCGAGGCCGGGGAGATGGTCGGGCGGCCGATCCGCGGCATGATCGGCCCGGCCGCCGGCGCGACGGTCTCCGAGAACAGCGCCAACTGGCGCGAGCAGGAAGAGCGTCGCCGTGCGATCCGCGGCATGATCGGCCGCTAAGAGGAAACAGGACATGACAGAAGCCGAACGTGCCGCCCTGGCGAGCGCGCTGACGGGGTACGGCCTGGGTCCGGTAACGGACCGCACGCGCCGCGGGCTGCCGAACGATGAACTGAGCCAGGCTCAGCCATCGACGGCCGCTCAGCTCGGAGAGGCGGTACTGCGCTACGGCTCGATGCCGGCGCAGGCGGTTGCTGGTCAGTTCGACCGGGCATCGGATGCCGTCGCGGGCGCGATGGCCGATCCGTCGCTGTCCAATCTGACCAACGCCGGCGTTCAATCCGGCATGGCGATCGGCAGTCCGACGCTTGCGCTGGGATCGGCCGCACTGGGATACGGCGACGCGCTTCGCAAGGATCTGGGCATCGGCGTCTCGTCGCCGGCGGAGGCGCAGGCGGCCAATAGCCCAGAGGCGATGCTCAAGGCCGTCATGGACAAGCTGAGCAGGGGGCAGTTTCGGAACGGCGCCGAGCGGCGCGCGCTGGAGAAGGACGCCGATCTGCAGCGCGACCTCATCCGCCAGAGCCAGAGCGGATCGATCCAGCTCGATGCCGACAAGAAGCGCGGCGAACAGGCGGAGTACGACCGTCGTGTGCAACTCGCCGAGGTCCTGCGCGACAAGGAGCGCGGCCGCGATCGGCGCTTCTCGGAAACCGAGGTCGGCAAGTTCTACGACAAGACGGGCGGCTGGTCGCCG